TGAATCTTTATTAAGGCATATGATATTGAATAGTATTCGTATGTACAATAAAAAATTTAGAAAAGAATATGGTCAAATGGTCATATGTGCTGATGGAAGAAAATCATGGAGATATGAATATTATCCTCATTACAAAGCTAATCGTAGAATAGCCCGTGAAGCAAAGAAAAATCAAGGTGGATTAGACTGGAATGATATATATCAATCATTAAATATGATACGAGAAGAGATTAAAGAAAATCTTCCTTATAAAGTAATGCACATGGATAATTGTGAAGCTGATGATATGATAGGAGCTTTAGTATACAATTCTCAAGAATTTGGTCAAAATGAACCAATTATGATTATATCTTCAGATAAAGATTTTATACAATTACAAAAATTTAAAAACGTTAAACAATTCTCACCATTATTAAAGAAACTTATACCACCAGAGAAAAAGTTTAATCCACGTACATTTCTATTTGAACATATATGCCGAGGAGATGGATCTGATGGTATACCAAACGTTTTATCTGTAGATAGTTGTATAATTGATGAAGGTCTTAGACAGTCACCATTAAGACAAAGTGTGATAGATTTTTGGTTAGAAAATTATGATAATACTGAAAAAAATATGCACATGTCAGAAGAAGTTTTTAGGAATTATCAACGAAATAAAACATTAATCGATTTAAACGAAATTCCAAATGATATATATAATAATATAGTAAATAAATTCAATGAGCAAAAACCAGCACATAGAATGAAAATTTTGAATTATCTAATTAAAAAGCGATGCAAACATTTGATTGAATCAGTGGAGGAATTTTACAATGGCTAAACAAATGATATCAGAAGTCCTTAATTATGCCGCAGGACTTGCTACAAAAAAAGAGAAGATTGAATATCTTCAGGCTAATAATACGCGCCCCTTAAGAAGTATACTAAAAGGATCTTTCGACGATTCAGTTGTATTTAACTTACCAAAAGGAAACCCACCCTATAGAAAAGACGAAGCACCTAAAGGATTAGAACCATCTAATCTGCATAAAGTGTGCAGACGATTTAAATATTTCTTTAAAGGTGGACAAGGAGACACGTTAACAGACGTTCGAAGAGAAAAAATGTTTATAGACTGTCTTGAATCATTACATCCAGATGAAGCAGATCTACTTTTAATGATGAAAGACAAGAAGATGGCAGGGAAATACAAGGGTCTTACCCCAGCACTTATTGCTGATGCATTTCCAAACCTTCTTCAAAAGCCGTTAGTTACGGCGCAAGAACGTTCAGTTGCTAAGAAAAAAGTAGCTAAACAAAAAGCAAAATCCTAAATAAGGAGGTGATCCAACCCTACTAGATTATATTAACCCCACTTCGTTGTGGATATTATAAACCAATCTTAAAGGAGGACACAGAGTTATTAAAACGAGGAAGCCTGGTTAGGCCTGGCTAGGCTTACCTCACTTGATTATTATTATGCCAACATATGAATATAAAGATGTAAACACAGGAAAGATATCAGAAATCTTTCTAAAACTTGCTGATAAAGATCAATTTCAGCAAGACAATCCCAACCTAGAACAAATAATTGGTGCTCCTAGCATGATCACCAGAAGAGATGGCGATGTCCTTAAAAAAGCTGGTGCTGGATGGAATGAAGTTTTACAAAAAGTTGGTGAACATTACCCAGATAGCGATGTAGCTAAAAAGAATGTTCGTCGAACAGCAAAACAGGTAAAAACAGATGAAATTATTAAGAAACATGCTGTTTTACAAAATAAGGAAAAACAAAAATGATTATGACAACATCGATGCTTAAATATAATGAGCCTCATTTCTTTGAGCATGAACCTATTGATCTTGGATATGAAAAACTTAATAGAGTTACTGCCGATTCCGGCAGAGTATATACTGATCCTGATAATAATCCATATCCCAGTGTTACAACAGTTCTCTCCATATTAAGTGAAGAAGGAATAGCCGCATGGCGAGCTCGAGTAGGTGAAGCAGAAGCAAATAGAATTAGTACACAAGCAAGTACTAGAGGAACTAAAGTTCATGAATGCATTGAATATTATATTGCTGGCGAATTACAAAGAGGAACTTGCAAAACACCAATGCCTCATATTCTAGATATGTTTTATAGTATTAAACCTATTATTGATGAATCATTAACTAAAGTATACGCTCAAGAAGCTCCTTTATATTCTAAACATCTTGGTATTGCTGGAACAGTAGATTGTGTAGGTGTTTGGGATGGAAAGAATAGTGTTATAGATTGGAAAACATCTAAGAAATTAAAAAAGAAAGAATGGATATCAGGATATTTTATGCAGTGTGCAGCATATGCAATTATGTGGGAAGAAAGAACTGGTATGCCAATTACTCAATTAGTGGTCGGTATAGCCGTCGACAATGAACAACCCCAAATTTTTAAAGCTCATAGAGATGATTGGGACAAAGAATTGATCAAAACGATTAATGAATATAAACGAAGGAAAAAATTATGAGAGAAATGATATTAGCAGCATTAAGACAACATTATCATGGTGAAATTGCAGTCGCAAAAGCCAATGTAGAAGTGTTTCTTAAAGCTCATGCTGGTGTTGGTGATCATCCTGATGTAGTTGAAACTATAGATAAGTTACTTACTGAAATTGCAGAAGCAGATGATAAACTAATGGCACTAGATTCACATTTTAGTACTAATACACCAAGAATATAATCCTTTACATTTAGGCAAAAGTGTGATATAATATATCTATAAATAGATATATGAAAAGAAAACTTATAGATTACATTGTAGAAGCAGCCGGCAAAGGATTAACAATATTTGATATTGATGAGACGCTTTTCCATACTAAAGCTTATGTACAAGTTAAAAAGAATGGAAAAATTATCAAACAGTTAGATAATCTTGCTTATAGTAAATATAAGCTAAAAAAGGGCGAAGATTTAGATTTTGGTCAATTTAAAAATTCCAAAACCTTTAATACAACTTCTACTCCAATGGCTAACATGATTAATAAAGCAAAAGCTATTATTAAAAATGCTGCAAAAAAAGGGTCTAAAGTTATATTTGTTACGGCACGAGCAGATATGGATGATAGAGATTTATTCATCGATACTTTTAAAGCTCAAGGTATAGATATGAGCCAAGTTTATGTTGAACGAGCTGGCAATTTAGGTGTAGAAACTGGAAAAATTAAATCAATAGTTTTTAGAAAATATTTAGACAAAGGAATTTATAAAAGAATAAGATTATTCGATGATTCAATGGAAAATTTATTAGCTTTATTAGCATTAAGGGATGATTATCCTAACGTTACATTTGAAGCATATAAAGTAACTAAAAAAGGAACTGTTAAAACTATACGAGAAAAATAATGCCGCCAACAAAATTAAGACAAAGTGGAAAAAAATGGATTAAAGATCCAACCACAGGAAGAACAACAAGTAAATGGCAAGCAGAACATTTTTATATTAAAACAATATCTCAAAAAGAATTATTTAATGAATTGAATAAAGACAATACAAAACCAAAAGTAAAAGCAAAAATTAGAAAAGAATTAACAAGAAGAGGAACTAAAATAGTAAAGGTATATCATGGCAGCGAAAACACTTAAAGCAAATATAACAGGAATAGTTATAACTGGAACGTGGATATCTGAAGGACATACAGTTACTTTTACAGAGCATAACGAAGATGGTATGGTTATTCCTAATGAAATGGTAATATCAGAATCTATGAGAGGAAATACTTGGCAAACACTTGGAAGGAATTGGTCCATGATTAAAACAGTATCAATAGATGAAGCTATAAAAGAACAAGATAAACTTATTAAGTATGGATATACGAGGATGAACTAATGGAAATAACAGATTTACTTTTTGGAATTGTAGTCATATGCTTAGCCGCTTGGTTTGCATGGGAAAGTTCAGTAATGATATCTGAAAAGAAAGCTAGGCAAAGAGCAGGAACACACGACTATTATGATAATCCAATAAAAAAGGATAACAAATAATTTTTTTAATAATATCAAAGCATGGAGAAAAAAATGAATAATTGGTATACAAGACTTACGACGTTGGTTAAAAAAACCATTGGAGTAATCACAGAAGGCTCTGGTGAAAGAGCAAAAGATAGTAGAGGTCGTTTTATTAAAGACGATAAATCTACACCTGACGTGAATGAAGCTTATAAAGACGGTAAAAAACCACCTAAGAAAAAGACACGAAGCAAAAAGGGCGGAAAAAAACCTAAGGCTAAAGGACGAGGACGTCCAAAGGGCTCTAAAAATAAGAAAAAATAAATGATTTACGGCAAACGAAGTTGGGAAGGAACTAAAAAATCATCATCGATTGGCCAAGGCGGAAGAGGTAGAAAAACTAAAATATCTACATCCACGATGAATAAACATAAAAAGAAATCACATAAACTCTATAGAGGCCAGGGAAGATGATTTATATTATAATTGCAATCTTATTTTTAAGTAGTTGCGCTGCAGTTCATGAACCATTACCGGGATTATGTTATACAGATAATGAAGGAACGTATTTATGTGTTCCTGAAATAGAAGAAGTAGATCCTATCTATATAGATCCAATACCAAATGATGAGCTATTGCCATGGGATATTAAAACAGAGGAAGAAATAGTATGAAAGATTTATATAATAAAATAATGTATACTAAATTTCACATAGGTTGGGTATTTGGATTTTTACTAGTTTGTATATCTTTATGTTTAGTAGCTTTAAAAAGATTATTATGAAAAAACAAAAACTTAATCCGTACAAATTAACTCGAATTAAAACTCGATATCATAAGCAATTATTTGATAATGATAGCCCTTATGGACATAGAGTTCATAAGGATAAAAGTAAGCAAAATCCACGAAAAGACAAATATCCGCTTATAAATAATATAGATATGGAGGAAGATTAAATGGCAGATTCAGATCTATTAAAATTTGACTTTGGATTTACTGCAGTTGATGAAAGTGAAATAGATGCAGTAGTTCAAGAAGTTCAAAAAAGCAGCACCGATGCTGCAGAAATAAAAACTTTAGAAGATAAAGTTAATAATCTATATAATGCTATATTACCTTTATTAACTAATCTAAAGAAAAATCCTGAAAAGGATTATATTCTTTGGCCAAATAGAACAGCAAAAATTGATGCATTTGAAGACCACATAAGGAAAATTATTGAATGAACGTAAACAAATTGAGAGCCCAACTAGAAATAGATGAGGGCATAGTACATAAAATATATTTAGATCATCTAGGATATCCAACATTTGGTATTGGACACTTAATTGTGGAAGGAGATCCTGAAAAATCAATGGAAGAAGGAGAGGCTGTATCTCAAGATAGATGTATTGAAGCATTTGAAAAAGATGTACAAATAGTTCTATTAGATTGTGATCTTTGCTTTGAAAGTTGGAATGATTATCCAGAAGAAGCAAAACAAGTGTTTGCAAATATGATGTTTAATATGGGTCGTACCCGTTTAAGCAAATTTAAAAAGATGATTAAAGCTGCAGAATCAGGCGGATGGTACCAAGCTGCAGTAGAGGGAAGAGATTCTAGATGGTATAAACAAGTTCCTAATCGGGCAGAAAGATTGATGTCTAGATTAGAAAACATATAAATAATTATTTCGGAGAAATATAAAATGGCAGTATTAAGATTATTAGGTTCAGAAGGCACCTTAGCCTCTGCATCTAACGTAGGTCATGCTAAACTAGTTAGAGTATTGAACAATAAAACTTCAGTGCAAGTTATAACTCACAAAAATGCAGGTGGAACTACCCTTGCTACTGTGACGATGGCTGCAGCCGAAGTAGCATATATTGCAAAAGCTTCAACTGATACTCTTACTGGAGCAGCTACATCGCTAGCAGTTAGTGTGGCATTCTCAAATTAAGAGAATGCGATGGCTTATTCAAAACAAGTAGTAGAACGCTTTAATAACACTTTAGCGAATCCTCTGGCACACGGAGTAGGCCGTTTTGACCCGAAAGATCCAAATGTAGCTACAGGTATGGTCGGTGCACCAGCTTGTGGTGATGTCATGAAACTTGATCTAAAACTAGATCACCAAGACAAAATTATTGATGTGAAATTTAAAACCTATGGTTGTGGTTCAGCTATAGCGTCATCTTCATTATTCGTTGAAATGCTCAAAGGGCTAACAATCAATGAAGCCAAAGAAATTAAAGATAAAGATATAGCAAAAGCTTTAGATCTTCCACCAATAAAACTTCATTGTTCAGTCCTAGCAGAAGAAGCAATCCATAAAGCGATTGCCGACTGGGATGAAAAGAAGAATGCTAGAACTCACTGATAATGCTATTCAGCAATTCTTAATTAGAACTAAACTTGAAGGAAATGATACTATCCGTGTAGGTATAACTTCCGGCGGGTGTGGTGGATATGAATATGTTATTGATTATGCAGATTCAGTTCATGACGATGACCACATTTTAGACTTCGGTAAATTTTTAATTGTACTCGACCCAGATTCAATTCCTTATTTAACCGGATCAACCCTAGATTTTGCAACCGAAGGTCTAAACTCACAATTTAAATTTGCAAATCCCAATGTTGCAATGGCATGCGGATGTGGTATATCCGTTACTTTCGAAGAAATTTCACCTAATAGTTAATATCTAATACTTTAGAATTATAAATAGAATAATGGAAGAGTTATTCTATTTAATTGCTGACGTCGGTGCACCTATTGCAGGTGCTCTAATAATGGGCTTTTTTATCTTTATTGTTATTAAACAAATGCTAGATGGCGTAATTGATGATATAAAAGAGCTAACATTGTTTACAAAAATGCTAGAAGATAGAGCTAGAGTGGGATGTAATGAATTAATGAAAATAGATTTATTAATTTCACATGCTTTAGAAGTAACTCCTGATATAGATCGTATAGCTCGAGCTGAAAATTATAGAACTAATGAAAAAGGTAAACCACAAGACGTAAAACTTGACGTAAGAAGAGATTAATAGTTATGGATATAGCCACGTTGATTGGAGAATTCGGATTCCCTACTGTTATGGCAGTAGGAATGGGTTATTTCATATATTATGTATGGAAGTTTATTGTCGATAAAATTGAACCAGAGATAGAAAAAATGCATTATGCTCTTATTAAATGTATTGATGCGAATCGAATGTTGGACAATGATATGATTAGGTTGCAACAAAAAGTTAACGTTGTATTAGAATATCATGCCCAAGCTAAATTAAAAGAAGAGGAAGATAATGAAGAAAGAACTTAAATTAATGACACTTGGAGCTTGTCTTGGCATTGGGTTAGGACTTTTAAGTTATGTTGTAGAGGCGGATGAACTTACACATAAGTTTAAAAACCCAGCATTTAGTGGAGTAGGTACATCTTCTCATTATCTTACAGTAGAAAACCAAGAGAAATCTAGGCGAGATGCAATAGAAGATGATATTGAATCTGCTTTAAAAGCTGCAGAAAGAGATGCAGAAAATACTACTTTAGCAAAATTCTTTAGAAATCTTGAAAGTAGAATTTATGCTCAGCTAAGTAAACAATTAGTAGAAAGTTTATTTTCAACATGTGATCCTGTAGATATAACGTGCACACAAACTTCGTATGGTAGTTTTATGTTAGAAGGTAATCAAATTACCTATCAAAAGACAACCTGTGATGCAAGTCTTTGGGCCTGTGTTCAAGATGAAGAAGTTGTAGTTATGACAATTGTTGGAGAAGATGGTACTGAAACAATTATAGTAATTCCAATTGGTGCAGGTACTACGGGTGGCTAGAAATCTAATACTTATAATAATGTTTGCAGGACTTATACAAGGGTGCGCATCATTTATCTCTCCAGGCGGTCTAAGTGATAGAAACTGCGTAGGATTTATTGAATGCGTAGAACCACCTCAGGTAGTAGAATTACCTACGCATGAGGAATTAAGGCAATTGCCTCCGGCAGAAAAAATGCCGGTAGTTGCAGTGTATTCTTTTGTTGATTTAACAGGACAAAGAAAACAAAAAGGTGATATAGCTATGTTCTCAACGGCCGTATCACAAGGTGGAGCAACAATGTTAATTGATGCTTTAAAAACAGCCGGAGACGGTAAATGGTTTAAAGTAGTAGAACGAGTCGGAATAGATCATTTGACTAGAGAACGTCAAATAGTCAGAACGACTAGAGAACAATATGGTGAAGAGGATGACACAGGTTTAGCGCCACTCCTTTTTGCAGGAATGATTCTTGAAGGAGGTATCATAGGATTTGATACTAATATCGAGACAGGTGGACGAGGAGCTAGATATCTTGGAATAGGTATGTCACAAGCATACAGACGAGATATAGTTACAGTTCATTTAAGAGCAGTGAGTACATTAACAGGAGAAGTCCTACTTAATGTACAGACATCAAAAACTATTCTGTCGATTGCAGATGGCTATGATGTATTTAAATTCATTGATATGGACACCAAGCTTGTAGAAATAGAAGATGGTATGACAGAGAATGAATCGGTGACACGATCACTTCGATCATGTATTGAAGCGGCAGTGTTGGAAGTAATATACCAGGGCGAAAAGAAAGAGTTCTGGAAAATAAACTGGCCGGAGACAGAAATTGAAACGCCAGTTGTAAACATAGAGGAAATAAGAGGATGAATATTTTTAAAAGATATATAGCATTCGCTCTTTTATTATGCCCAATGATTGTACATGGTGCAGCCAACGATAATAAAATATTATTGGATCAAGCAGGTGATACCCTTACTTTGACCATTGACCAAATAGGTTATGGTAACAAATTATGTGGAACTATCGCTTCTGCTGATTGTGCAACTGATTGGATATTAACAGGTAATACTGTTACTATGGATATTGACATGATTGGTAATCTTAACCAAATCTTCGGGCCTACATTATTTGATTCTACTGATGTCGATTTAATTATGACAGGTAGTTCAAACATATGGGACTGGAATGTAGGTTATGGCGGTAGTGCTGATACTTCAGTATTAGACGTTGTTATTACTGGGTCATCTAATACCTTTGATATAGATTGGGGCTATGCAGCTTCAGCTGAAAGATTAGATTTTGATCTAGATATAACAGGTGGGTCTAATGTATGGAATATTGATATTGACTCAGATGATGTAACTTGGAACATAGATGTTATTGGAAGTTCAAATAGCTTTTGGACAGCTCAATCTGATGGTTCTGACCAATCTTTAACTTTAGAGTGGATTGGTAGCAGTGGTGACATAGATATTATTCAAAGTAGTGGAACTTGTCCAACAGGAATAACAAACTGTTTTGGAGTAATTAATGCCGATTTTGATTCAGAAAATGCTACAGTTAATATTAAACAAAAAGATACTGGCGACTAGTTTATTACTAGCCAGTTCTTTTATATTTGCTAACGATATAGGTGATATAACCGAACATAAGGGTAGTGGTGGAATAACCCGTGAGGGTGATACTATTATTACTGCTCTTGGATTAGGTGTCGAGCAATTAGATAAGATCGAAACTGCAAATGGTCGCTTAAAAATGACCTTTGTCGATGATACGGTATTACGTTTAACAGAACATACCGAAGTTATATTAACATCTTACTATTATGATCCAAATAAGAAATCAAATAGTAAAATGGCAATGAATTTTGTAAGTGGTACGGCAAGATTCGCAACAGGTCGATTAGGCCTAGTACCTAGAGAGAATATTATATTGACAACTCCTACAGCTACAATTGCTGTAAGAGGAACAGATTTCACCACATCAGTTGATGAATTAGGAAGAAGTCTAGTTATATTATTACCAGAAAGTGAATGTACAATCGATGGAGATTGTTCACCTTCAGGAGAAATTACAGTGACCAATATTGGTGGAACGGTCACATTGACAGAAGCTTATGCGGCAACGATGGTGTCTTCTTTAGATAAAATACCAACAGAACCTGTCAGGCTTGATAATATAAACTTGAATATGATTGATAATATGTTTATTGTCAATCCACCAAAAGAAATTAAACAGGCTGTCGAAGAAAGTTCAGCCGCATCTAGTGATACTGCTACTAGTATATTAGATTTTACTGAACTTGATACCGATTACCTAGCTAAAGATTATCTAGCTAAAGATGAATTTGAATTCACTGAGCTAGATATGGATCTACTAGATGTAGATTTTTTGCAAGACGTTTTAGTTGCTATTGAAACAATAGATGTATTAAGACGAGGATCTCGAGCTGCCCAAGGAACAGAAGAATTTTCTGGAACAGCTTTAGGATTCGATAAAGAAACGCAATATAATAGTATAATTGATCAAGGAATGGGTCAGTTATGGTTCTATAGAGAAGTCAATGCAGTGATTTCAGTTAGAGTTCCTATAGGATCAAATACAACACTGGAGAGTACAAATGAAGATAAAAAAGCTGTTATTACCGTTGGTGATGGGTCTTCTGTTATCATCATCATTAATCAGAGCGGATAATACAAATTCGATTTTAATAGATCAAGTTGCCGGTGGTAACAATCTAGATCTTCTTATTGAACAAATAGGATATAATAATAAAATATTCTTCTCAATAGGAGATGGAGATGATAATGTTATAAATCTTAAACAGGAAGGCAATAATAATGAATTAGGTTATGCAAATGATGCTCCAAGTTGGGGATCAGGCGTAAGTTGGGGTGGAGATATTGATTATGATGATCAAAATATTAAACTCTGGCAAAATTGTACTCAAACTAATTGCAACAAAAACGATATTCAATTTCATATTTCATATGGAACAGACAATAAGCTTTGGTGGGCTCAGGGATATGAGATTTCAAATAGAACTGATACCAGTTGGGCAAAAGATAGTTATGAAGGCGGTGGTCATAAGGTAACTATTGACATACATGGAAATAGAAACGAAATAGTTGGCCAACAACGAAGCTGTTCTGCTAATAGTTGTGATGGTCATTATGCACAAATTTATGTATATGGAGATGATAATTCTATTTTCGGTAAACAAAAAGCTGATGATTCAAAATCTTTTATTCTGACTATTCACAATGATGATAATACAGTAGATTATTTACAAGATGGCCATGGTGAACATACTGCTTCTATAGTATTGACTGGTAGTTATGGAACAGATTTAGATCTTTCACAACATTCTAATAATAATCAATCATATACACTTTCACAAAATTGTCAAACTTCTGGTGGATGTACGATTAGCGTGACACAACAATGATATTTAAAGCAAAAATTATACGTTTCTTAGAATGTTGTTTAATGAGAGTAACTAAATGGTAAATAAAATGAGGGAAATAATGCTATATAATATTTGGCAATTCTGTAAAGAATATCCTGGATGGGCGGCCGCCTTTTTCTTTTGCGGCTATTTAATAGGTC